GCCCACATCAATCGCAAAGTTGTTTGAGGTATCGTTCTTCTTGTCACGAACCACAACCTTGACACGCTCACCATCACCCACAACAGACACGTCCTCCACGCTGTAGACGCCTGCTGCCTTGATAATGTTGGAGATATCACTAGCAGAGAGAGTGAAGCAAACGTCCTTTGTAGGCAGTTCTACACGCTTCTCAGGGGGTTGTACGATGGTAGATGGATCAGCAAAGAAGTAGCGAGAGGTATTGCGACCATCGCTAATCTTGACACAACCATCTCTGGAAAAGTCAAACTCAGGATCATCAAACAAAGACAGACCAGAGAGGAACTCACCAAGATCGTAGATAGCAAAATCCTGGGGGAAGTCTTCTTTGACTACAACACGACCCAAGATGTTTTTTTGAATAGAGATTGTAGAAATCTCTTGTCCTTTCTTAAAGCGGATCGATGCATTGATAGAGGAGAAGTTCCTCAGGATGTCAAGAGTGCTTTTAGAAAGTTTCATAGGATTCACGCTTTGCGTTTTTGTCATTAAAGTGCAAGAGAAGAACTGCATAATGCAGGATCTTCATAATATCACGGCGGGCAGTGCCTTTCTTATCGTAGCGAGAAGCGTACTTCAGAATGTTGCTACGGCAGAATGCTTCACCATCGCCACATGATTCAATCAGATCAAGGGTTTGAATACCCTCACTAGAGTAGTGCTGATTGTAAGTAGAACTGATGTATTCTCTCAGTTCTTTGAGGATAGCGTCTTCATTGTATTTGAAATACTCAGTGTTGACAGTGATGTCAACATTGCCTGTGAGGGGAGGATAATATTCCTCCCCCATAGAACCATCTACATTGAATGTCAGAGTGTCGTCGTTCATGATTGGAAATTCATCATCAAGTGTGCCATTAAGAACATGATATGCTAATGACCAGCTATTAGTCATTGTACGCTGCATCCTCCACTTTGTCAAATTCTACATCTGCATCAACCTTGTCATACAGTTGCTCGAAGAGAGATTTGGTCTCATCATCAAAGCGACTGATGCAAGTTTTGATTGCCTTTGCTTTGTCACCAAAGATAGCATACGCCTGCACAATATGCACAAGACGACGGGTGCTGATGATCTCATCGATACCACCATCGAAGAAAGTCTTGCGGATGATATCTGCCCAGTCAACCAGACGAGTAACGAACTGGTCATCCTCGCAGAGACGAGACAGAATCTTTGCTTCGATAGAAGGAGTGGGATAAGACTGCTCAAAGGTGACAGGGAAGCGCTCTAGGAATGCTTCGTTCAGCACGTTGGTGCCAATGAAGCGACCGTCGTCAGAACCCTTACCCTTGGTGTTGGCAGTAGCGAAGATTTGGAAACCTTCAGCAGGACGCACATACTCACCAGTCTTCTTCAGGAAGACACCCTTGCCTTCAAGGATGGACTGGAGACAGAGGATCTTGTTAGAAGCAAGGTCAATCTCGTCAAGGAGCAGCACAGCACCACGCTGCAGTGCCTCTACCACAGGTCCATTGTGCCATACAGTGTTGCCATCGACAAGACGGAAACCACCGATCAGATCGTCCTCGTCAGTCTCGATGGTGATGTTGACACGGATCAGTTCACGACCCAGAGATGCACATGCTTGCTCAACACCGAAGGTCTTACCGTTACCAGAGAGACCAGTGATGAATGCAGGATAGAAAATCTTAGACTTGACGATCTTTTTAAGATCAGAAAAGTTGCCAAAGGGAACAAACTTACTGTCAATAGCGGGAACCAGATTGTGCTGGACTGCAGGAGCAGCAGCAGGTGCCTCATAGGTCTTCTTCAGGCGCTCAACTACAGTCAGGTCCCAGGTACCACGCTTGACTTTGAAGTTGTCCAACTGACGAGTTACAGTACGATAGTTGACACCTTTGCTACGAGCAAAAGCTTTGACATCAGCAGCATTGATGCTGTTGCCGTACTCAGATTGGATTTCTTGGATGAAGTCGGACATGTGTGTTCGTTTGGTATGTATATAAGATACTGGAAAACCCGCCTGTGTGGCGGGTTGGTGTGCCAGTTTATCAACTGATTCTGTCGATAAAGGAGGTCAGGACTTTCTTGTTTGTCGCTTTCGACTTCAAGGTTTTCCTCAAAGCAGTTCTGATCTGCGACTTTGTTGCACTGTCATGAACGTCAAACTCAGCGTTATCATCCATGTTGTTAGCAGACATAATGTATTGAATGCTCCACCCTGCTGTGGTAGTAACAAAAGTCTTCATCTTCTTCCAGTCGGTGTCTGCTTTGAACCAGTCTGCAGGATCAAGCATGATGCGCTTGTAACGACCCCACTCACCAGAAGACAAGAGACGGATGTTCATGAACTCACACTCAGGAAAACGATCCTTGAGTTGATTCAGGAAGGTAGGTGTCTGATTGTATGAGACACCGAACTCATAGTTCTTACCAGTCTTGCGATCACGCAAGTAGCAGTGGGTGCTAGCACGACGACGAATAAAGGTCATGCCTTCCTGTGTGTAGTGCTTGACTTCTTTCTGATAGCACATAGGTGCACCTTCACCATCGGTCAAAGTAATGCAGTGAACCTTGTCAACTTTGTTACGTGCCTTGAACTCAGGGATGATGTTGTTCATCATCACCATTGCTTCATTGAGAGGAGTGCCGCCCAGAGAAAACTCATGAGGGCAACCAATGTAACCCATCACAAGAGTACAAGTGGTGACAAACAGATTCTTGATCTGCTTCTGGTGTACACGATTGTTAGTTCTGCTAGACAGAATATTGACCATGTTGAAACTATCAACACAAAGTTGCCCATGCTTATTGTTAGGGTTCTCAGCATCAAAGCGAACGTAATAGTCAGAACGAATATAGTGGTCCGTAAAGATGTAAACATCATAAGCAATGTTTACCTTGCGACAGAAAGTAATCAGAGTGATAAGTTGCTTGACTGTGGCAAGTAGAGATGAATGCATGGAACCAGACCAGTCAATGTTAAAAACAAGACCGTGACTTTTACCGTCATTGACGATGGTAACCCGCTTGAAAAGATCTTCATTGTATTTGTAAGTATGGAGTTTGGCAGTATCAAGAACACCAGTGCGGGACACAGAAGCACGAGAGTATGCTTCTGCAGACTTCTTCATCTCAAACTCTTTGACCATGTAGTTGACTTCTTTCTTGGTAGAAGTCATAAAGTTGTCAAACATCTCAAGATAGTGTGAGATATCCTTGTCCTCATAATACTCTTCAATCACTGCATGACAGTCTTGATTGGCGACAACAATGTTTGCATCGACAGTTGCAGGAAGTTCCAGATAGTCATACTCACGATAGGAAGAACTAGGGTCAATGAGATTCTCAAGTGCTTCATCCAGTGCAGAAGCAGTCTCAACCTTAGGTTCGTCGCGATCAGGATTGCCCATCTTAGGAGCATCTTCTCCCTCATCTTGAGCTTCAGGTTTCTGGTCCTCAGATTGACCTTCAGTCTCTTCTTCTGCTTCCTCTTCAGTCTTCTGATCCTGTGGTTTACCTTCAGTCTCAGAGTTCTGCTGAGGTGGTTGTACTACCTCCTGGCGCTGCTTCTCCTGCTCTTGCTTGCACCACTCATAGAGTTTCTTAGCAAGAGCAAGGCAGTCCTCAAAAGTCTCTAGGGCATCCGCTTCAGTGAGAAACACTTTCTCATCATCAGCAAAGGGGATGTCCTCATAGTTACCAATCTTATACTGAAGGTTGATGCGATCAGCAAGATTCAACTCTTCCAACTCACGATCAGCGATAGCGAAGAAGTCTTCGTCGTTGAGCATTTGGTAACCACGGTAGAAGGTCTTACCAAGACCACCGTAGCGGCGCTTCATCAGTTTCTCAACACGAATGTCCTCAACAACATTCACGAACTGCATCGGGATCTCACCGAGGAAGTCAAAGTCATTAGGAGTGTAAAGAGCATGACCGACCTCATGAGCAATCAGAAGGTCTTGGATCATGTGATTGGTCCTCCACACAGGCAGCGTCAGGACACGGGTCTCTACGTTGAACTGAGCAGTCTCAACGTCGCGATGCTCAACGATCAGGTTCTCGGTGGCAAGGCAGCGAGCAAGGTTTTCCTTGACGGTATGCATGGGTTTCTCTTAACTGCACATAGTATAAGACCCCCGACGCTGGTCAGGGGTCTTCATGTGACACTTTTTAAAGTGGCGCAGAGCTTCTCTACGCGCTCGCATTGCCTGTGGTTTTAGCTTTCTTTTTTGGTTTTTCTTTGAGTGGTGTTGCCAGTTTGGAGTAGTCATGTCGTTCCCTAAACGCTTTGAGTTCAGGAGTGTCTTCCCACTCCCAGGTGTCACCAGATTTTACCACAAGAGTTTGCTTAGTCATAAAAACATTCCTTTATCGCTCATGTACTTGAGAGTTTCTTTTAGTGTACCACGGTGGTCTAGACCAATGGCAACCTGTGGATACTCTGCGTCGTCACCAAATTCTGCTTTGAATTCTTTATGGGTAAAATGAACACCCAATAAGAATTGCTTTACATCTTGATCACATGCTTCAAGAACCATCACTGCTCGTTCAGATTCTTGTCCGCCGTTGCCATACACTAGTGCTTGAATCATTTCCCTTCGTGATCGTATTCAATTACAATTTTTTTGTGATACGTAGTGCGATCAGAGCACTCAATGTAGTGTGCTTTACCGTCTAAAAGATCTTCAATTTTTTCTACTAAATTTTTGACAATATTTAGTTTAGTCTCTTTGTCGCCAATCATCAGGTTTATCCTGTTTGAACCAATCTACAATTTCATCTGCACCTTCAAACCCCGTTTTATAATTAGATGGGTCGGGGTCTCCTAGTCCCATCTTATTCATAAAATCATCCATGGATCCCTCCTGGATGTCCTGAGATGCTTGGCGGCGTGCTTTATTCAACCAGTCCCTTGCAAGAGTATGTGCCTTGGCAAGTTTCTCTGCCCAGATCATATCCTCTAAAGGAACTTGTTCTTTGTTAGCAATGCAACGGCAGATAGCCCCCAAACGAAGTCGATACGCGGTAGAGAGCATGTTAGTTCGTTTTGAGTTTGTCCTTTAACTCCATAACCTTATTGACT